TAAAAATTACATAAATGGCTACAACCGGAGTATTTAACGGAACTAACTTAATTTTAACAGTGGAAGGTGCCACAGTTGGACACACTACAAGTTGTTCAATGTCTTTATCAATGGACACGCCGGAAGCTACAACTAAAGATTCAAACGGCTTTTCTGAGTATATTGGAGGCGTAAAAGGTGGAGAAATTTCTTTCGAGGGATTAGTAGTATATGACGATGCGTCAAATGCTATTGAAATGGCTGATTTTCTTTTAGCTAGAACTCAATTAACTTGCGTATTTGGAACTGCTGAAACTGGAGATGCAGTTTATACTGCTGAAGCATTTTTATCAAGTGTAGAAATGTCTGCTGAGATGGAAGCTGCCGTAACTTATAGCGGATCTTTAACTATCACTGGAGCAATCACAAAATCAACTAACTAATAATAATTAGTTTTTATCATATAGGCCGCCGTCATTATTTGGCGACGGCTTTTTTTATATTAATTTTAAACCTTAAAAAATGACAAACAAAAAAAGGGGTTACATTGACATCAAAGTCGGTAACAAAAACAGAACTCTACATTTTTCAATGAACTTTTGGTCGGAATTTACCGAGCAATTAGGAATAAGTTTAGCCGATATTGGCGGAGCATTTCAAAACGGAATATCAATAAAAGGATTAAGAGCATTAGTTTATTCAGCAATCTTAGCAAACGACCAAGAAAACGGAAACGAAATAGATTATAATTTATTTACTGTTGGCGCTTGGTTAGATGAATTAGACGCCGAAAAAATAAATGAGATTGTTGAGGTAATGTTACAATCTAAAATTCTAGGTAATAGTTTAAATGGCGAAACTGAAACTAAGGGAAAGCGTCAGCCGTCAAAGAACAAGTAAATTTTGAAACTTTAACTGATCACTATATTGGATTAGTTGGAATAAAGCCTGACGATTTTTGGCGGCAAACTTGGAGGGAAAATGCTTTAATTGCTCAACACTATCACAACAATATCAATCTAAATTGGGAGCAAACTCGTTACATTGCCGTAATGATTCACAATGTCCAATGTGAGAAAAAATCTCAGATGTTAAAGCCTGAAGATTTATTTAAATTACCAAGCGATATTGCAAGAAAAAAGAAAAGGGCAGAGCCTAAATCTACTAAAGAACAAATGGATTCTTTTATGGCAAAATATCAATCAATGACTAATAAAAAGACGTTAAAATAAAAGCGTCTTTTTTTTTGTATTTTTGTTTCAACTTATTTAATACTATGGCCGAACAGAATTTAAAAATAAATATTACCGGAGATTCCTCCAAGTTAAAAAATGCGCTAAGTTCTGCGAGTTCTAAATTATCAAGTTTTGGCTCAAAGATGCAAAGCGTTGGTAAGTCTTTAACAACTAGGTTAACATTACCTTTAGTTGCCGTTGGTGGCGCTGCTACAAAAATGGCTTTTGATTTTGACAAGTCTATGACTTCAATTCAAGCGCTTGTAGGTGTTAGCGCTGAAAAGGTTTCAGAAATGGGCGAAGCCGCTAAAAAAATGGCGGTTGATACCGGTAAAAGTTCAAGAGAGGCAGCCGAAGCGTTGTTTTTTATAACCTCTGCGGGTTTACGTGGTAAAGAGGCAATGGATGTTTTAGAAATGTCTTTAAAAGCGGCGGCAGTAGGTTTAGGAGAAACAAAAACAATAGCTGATTTATCAACTTCAGCGATGAACGCATACGGCTCAGAAAGTTTATCAGCATCCGGAGCAACAGATATATTAACGGCCGCAGTTAGAGAGGGAAAACTTGAAGCGTCAGCGTTAGCCGGTGCAATGGGTGGAGTTATTCCTTTAGCGTCAAATATGGGAGTTTCTTTTGACCAAGTTGGTGCTGCAATGGCCGCAATGTCAAAAACGGGAACAGATGCCGCAACGGGTGCAACTCAATTAACGGCAATACTAGCATCATTAAAAAAACCTAGCAGTCAGGCAGTAGATGCTTTAGATGCTATGGGAATGTCTACCGAAGGCGTTCAGCAATCATTAAGAGAAAAAGGCCTTTTAGATACTTTAGTAATGTTGCAAGAAGGTTTAAAACAAACTGGACAAGATACAACTGCATTATTTCCAAATATTAGAGCGTTAAAAGGAGTTTTAGATTTAACTGGCGCCGGTTTAGAGGACAATAAAAAGGTTTTTGATGCGCTAACTGATTCAATGGGCGCAACCGACAAAGCCTTTGAAAAAACTGCTAAATCTGCATCATTTAAAATGACGCAAGGATTTAACGCAATGAAAGAGTCTTTGATGGAGGTTGGTCAAGTTATTATGATAACAGTAGCGCCATTGATAAAAAGATTAGGAGATTTTTTTACTTCACTTTCTGAAAAATTCAAAGCGTTATCGCCACAAACAAAAAAATTAATAGTTGTTTTAGCGGGTATCGCTGCGGCTTTAGGGCCAGTTATAGCGATTATAGGTACATTAATGACAATGGCTCCGGCTATTGGAGCGGCATTATCTGTTATGATGGGCCCGATTGGTTTAATAGTTGCCGGATTAACTGCAATTTCAGTTGTAATTTATAAAAATTGGGCGGGTATAAAATCCGCTTTAGTAAAAATAGGAAACTATTTTATAGAATTGTACAACAATTCATTGCCTATTCAATTAGCGGTTGATTCGTTAATAATGAATTTTAAAAATATGTTAGCCGTTGGAAAGTTTGTTTTTTCTACTTTCTCTACAATAATAAAAACCTTTGCAAAAAACTTTATGACATTATTTAAGGGCATTGGCGATATTATTATGGGCATTTTTACCTTTGATAAAGATAAAATTGTACAAGGGTTTACAGACTTAGCAGATGGATTAAAAAACAATGTTACAAGCGCATTTGAATCTATTAAAACAGACGCCTCAACATTAGGTAGTTCTGTTGTAGATAATTTCAATGAAGCGTTACAACAAAAAACAATAGCAAAAATAGTTATTCCGGTTGAAATGGCGGTAAGTGGTGCCGGAACAAGTGAAGGTGGAGTTACTCCAAGTGGTGTAAGTGGCGGAAATGGTGGCGTTCCAACAAGACCGATGGCAACAACTGCAACGGAAGGAGTAAGCGGTGCGGGAATTCAAACGCCTATAAGCGATATGATTGCAGCCGATACTGCATTGATCCCAACTCTAATGGATGAACAACAAGCGGTTTTAGCAGAAAATAGACTATTAGCACTACAACAAGCGGAAGAGTTTAATCAAAGAGCCGGACAAATTGTAACTGGAGGTTTACAAAATTTAGCGTCAGGAATTGGCGCTGCATTAGGTAGCGCAATTACCGGAGGAGGTAATTTAGCTGGTAAATTGTCAAAAGTACTTTTGGGAACTATTGGAAATATGGCAGTACAACTAGGTAAATTGGCTATTAAAATTGGTATAACACTTGAAAAAGTAAAATTAGCTTTTAAAGGGCCGTCAGGATTTTTAGCAATAGCAGCGGGTGCAGCTCTAGTTGCTTTAGGTAGTATATTTAAGGCGGGTGCTGCTAAAATTGGCTCAAGTGGTGGAAGAACAACTGCTTTTGCAAATGGTGGAATTGTAAGCGGCCCGACAATGGGATTGGTTGGAGAGTATCCTGGTGCAAGACAAAATCCTGAGGTTATAGCGCCATTGAATAAGTTGCAAGGTATGATTGGAAAAAGTAGAGGAGGCGGAAACATAAACGTAACTGGAGAGGTTAGAGTTGATGGACAAGATTTATTGATTGCAATAGAAAGAGCAAACGAAACTGCGGTAAGGGTTTACTAAAAAAAAAGAATGGCATACGGCGTAAAATACAGATTAGAGTTTTCCGATGTTTTAGGATATGGGAAAAAAATTGAAATATTAAAAAAAGATTATACCGGCGATATACTTCCAATGATAGGAGGCGCAAATCCGGTTTCAATATCTTGGCAATCATCTAACGATTTTTATAGTCCAATTATAGGCTCAAAATGTCAATTAAATCTATTTGTTACCGATGACGTTACTTATGATGATTTTTACAAGTTTGACGAAAGAGAATATAAAGTTGTCGTTTATTACAATCAAACACAAGGCGGTTTATATTCTGATAGGGTTTCAGATGATGGAGGAAGTATTGAGTCTATTGAGTGCGTAGAAAATACTATTGACCCAACACTAACAACATCAACAAATTTTAGACGTAATGTTTTAAATGTAGGAGGATCTTTTGAATCAATTGGTTGTATTTCTGATAAAATTACAGAACACAATATTGCTAATTGGGCAGAATATTGGTCAGGGTTTTTAGTTGTAGACAGATACAAAGAGAAAATGATTACACCGCCATTTGCGGTAAGTTTTAACGCTTTTGATGGTTTAGGTACTTTAAACAATTTTGATAGTCCAATAGGCTATAATAACAACAATGCGCCAATAAGTAAAACAAATCTGCAACGTATTACTGAAATATTAGAAAATTTAAATCTTTATTTAGATATTCATATAGCGTCAGACATAAAATTTAGAACATTTTTACCTTTTGCGTCTACTGATTATGAAAATATTACAACTTTAGATTTTGGATTTGATGAAATGACTGGCGATTATGGATTGCTAAATGCAAAAGAACAACTTGAATTAATACTTAGACAATATAATTTAAGAATTTTCCAATCTTATAATAAATGGCATATCGTTGAAGTAACAAATATTTTTGACTATTACGTTAAAGATATGATTTACAATGAGGTGCAATCCGGAACAACTCCAACTGGCATAAGAGATAAAATTACAACACAATTAGAAAGCACTTCAAAAGAATATTTAGATTTTAGAAAATATAATTATTTAGGTGCTAATATTGGAACAGAAAGAAAACAAGTTCTTTACAGTAATAAAAACGATTTAATAGAAACCGGAAACAGTTTGTCAAGGGAATTTTTACAACCGGCATCTGAAGTTCATATTCTTGGTAGATATTTAAAAACAAAAAACGCATTTTATAACTCAGGTTTTGAGTATGGAGATTATGGTTTTGATATTTTTGTTAATACCTCTTTACCGCCTACTTTAAACATTACAAATCCTGGTAGTGGTTTTGCAAGTGGTACTAGAAATTATAATATTTATGATGGTAGTGGAAGCGGTATGGTCGTTGAGGCTACTATTTCAGGAGGCGGAGTGCAATCTCTTGTAGTTGTTACTAATGGAACTGGTTACTTAATAGGAGATATTTTAAGCATTTTTGATGGTGGTATTGGTGTTCCTTGTACATTTGAGGTAACTGCATTACCATACTACGCAGAAATTGCAACTGATGAAATATCCTTTCAAGGTAGGCGGTCAATGAAACTAGCAGATTTTGCTCCTACTACTGGATTTACGCAAATGTTTTCTTTTGAAACTGATGCTTTTAATCCACAAGAGGTAAAATATTCTGACTTTACTTGTAAAGTAAAATATTATGTTCATTTTTTAAATTCACAAAATCCAAATATTTCATCAAATTTAAGTTATACAATATTTACGTTTGTAAATGGTACTGGGTATTATTGGAATTCTGAAATTGGCAAATTTTCATCAACTTATTTTGGCACGAATACAATAACAACAGAATTTGCTAATAAGTGGATTGATGTTAATATTGCTTTAAATGATACTGATATAAACATTGGTGCAAGTACAAGCGCAACTATTAAGTTTTTTATATCCAATACACAATGTTCAAATACTGAATATGACACAACTTATTATGATAATTTTCAAATCCTACAATCTAAAACATCGGCTAGTGAATCTGACCAAAAATTTATTTCTAAATTAACTAACGTAGGAATAAATACTAACATTAAAAAAGTTACTAGAATACCTGACCAAAAATCAGGGTATTTTAGAACAAGAGGCGCCTATCCTCAAACATCTTTTAAGCCTTTTAGTATTGATTTAATGACTGTTATAGGAAAAAATATATCCAATGATTACAGAAACTTTGTAACAAGATATACCGGTACTTTTAGAAACTTAAAAAGAGAGCCGATGTCTATTCATAATAAAATATGGCATTACTTTTCAGCTAATGAATTTGATCCACAATCATCAATAATTGATGGCCTTACTTATAACGTAAAAAATGCAGAGTTTAAAGTTGTATCTCATTTACCAAACAATGATGACGATACACCAACAACTAACATAATAAATTAAACTTTTTTCTTTTGTTTTGTTTGTCAGCCGTCGTTTAACAACTTTGTTATTCGGCGGTTTTTTTAAAAATAATTTTTTTATTTGAAAGTTTTTTTTTATTTTTGCGTAACAAAATAAATAGAAAATATGTTTGAAAACAACTTTAAAGCCGAAATGAAACGGCTAAATTTAAAGCGTTATGATGTTTGTAGGTTGCTAAATTGCACAATGCCAACATTAAAATCACGTTTACAAAATCCGAAATCTTTTACAATTAATGAAGTGTCAATATTACAAGGCGCAGAATTTAATTTGAACGGAATAGAATTAACCTTAAATTTTTAAATTTTATGAAAACA